AGAAGGAAGGAAGAGGCAAGAACAACAAAATTAAAAATGAAACCAAATTTAAAAGGTGTGTGGGCTGGCCACGAAATATTTCATATAAAACCTAAACCTGGAATGTTAGTTATATTTCCAGGTTATTTAGAGCATGAGTTTGCGGTAGATCATGGTAAAGAACCATTTAGATTTATACATTGGAATATACAAGCTGTTCCAAAAGAAATGGCTAAAGATGTCATTTAAAAAAAATAAATACACAGTCATTCGTCAAGCTATATCAAAAGACCTAGCAGCTTTTGTTGCTAATTATTTTTTAATGCAAAAGCAAGTATATGATACTTGTAGAGCTTCTAGATACTTTTCACCTTTTGAGAATATATTAGGATATTACGAAGAACCAGACGGTCAAATACCCAATACGTATTCTGCCTACGGTAATATTGCTATGGAAACTTTATTACTTAAATGTCAACCAGCTATGGAAAAAGCAACAGAATTAAAATTATACCCTGCATATACTTATGCTAGAATTTATAAAAAAGGTGATGAACTTAAAAGACACAAAGATAGATTTAGTTGTGAGATATCAACTACAATGAATCTTGGCGGTGATGATTGGCCAATATATTTAAGCCCGAATGAAAATGTGGGTGCACCAGATGGTAAAAATATTACAGCTGCTAGTAAAGCAAAAGGAGTTAGAGTAGATCTAAAACCTGGTGATATGTTAGTTTATAGGGGGGTGGAGTTAGAACATTGGCGAGAAAAATTTAAAGGCAAAGAATGCGTACAAGTTTTTTTACATTATAACAATCGTAAAACACCGGGAGCTAAAGATAATATGTTTGACAAACGTCCACATTTAGGACTTCCCTCTTGGTTTAAAGGATGATATATTCTTGAATGGAGGCAGGGCACCACCACATACCCCCTGCTTCCTTTTAAGGATATATTATGAGTTTAGGATTTGACGCAATATCAACACTACCATTTGCAACCTCTACATCTGAGGGTAATGTTTCAGTAGTTGTAACAGGTAATCAAGTTTCAATTAGTATTGGTAGTGCAGGTGTTATTGCAGACGCTGTAACTGAAAATTTAACAGCAAATCCATTAACTTTAGGACTTGGAACTTTAAGTATTAGAACAGACGTAGATCACACTGTTACAGGATCTCAAGTAACTTTAAATACAGGTAACGTAGAAGTTAACATAGATATAGATGTTTTACCTTCAGGTGTTGACTTGACCTTGGCCACAGGTAATGTTACAATAACTGCTGACGCAAATTTAACACTTACTGGTAATGCTTTATCATTAGATACAGTAGAGCCAGGAGTTATTACGTGGAATGATATAGTACCAACTTGTAGCAACCGGCGAAAAAGCAGGTCTATGGGGAGCTATTACAAATACTAACTTACAATTATTACAAACAGCAACATCAGGTTATGTAGAAGTAACTTTAAGTTCTGGTAATGTTAACTTAGACTTATCAGATGGATCGGCGACCGCGAATGGTAAAAATCTTTATATTAAAGTTACAGGGACTTTATCTGGTGATGCTAGTTTAACAATGCCTGCAACTACATCTGGTGGTAATGCTAACAGAGTATTTTTTGTAGAAGATGGAACCACTAGAGGTGGAGCTGGTGATAGTTATACAGTAACTTTATTAACAACAGGTCAAAGCGCATCTACACAAGTGCCTCTTCCAGAAGGTGCAAAAGTTTTAGTTTATTCTAGAGGTAGTGTTCCAGCTACAACTTTAGCCATGATGGAAAAAGGATTTACAGAAGTAACTGCAGCTAGCAAAACAGCATACACAGCAGTTGCTGGAGATCAAATCGGTGTTGACACCGTTGCAAATATTGTAACAATTACACTTCCCGCATCACCTGCACAAGGTGATGAAGTAACTATTATGGATGTATCTGCATCTAACGGTTTTGGAACTAACAAATGTATAGTTGGAAGAAACGGATCAAATATTCAAGGTGGAACATCTGATTTAGATTTAACTACAAACAATCAATGTGTAACACTAATCTTTACAACTGCCACAAAGGGCTGGCAAATAAAAACTAATAGTACATCATAGGAGTAAAGCATGCTTACTAAAATTAAGTTTGCTCCTGGTATTGACAAACAAGACACTGCTGTTGGAGCAGAGGGTCGTTGGGTTGATTCTGATAATGTAAGATTTAGATATGGCTTACCAGAAAAAGTTGGTGGTTGGCAATCATTACTTAACGAATCTATTGTTGGTGTTGCTAGAAAACAACATGCTTTTGTGGATACTGAAGGTAATAGATATGTTGCACTTGGTACAGATAAATTTTTATTATTATATTTTGAAGGTCAACTTTTTGATATCACCCCTTTTAGATGTAACAATGCTGGAGTTGTTGATACTCTAACAAGTTCAACATTAGCAACAGATAGTACATCAGTTAAAACTTGTACTATCACAACAAGCACCGATCATGATTTATCTGTTGGGGATATTATAGAATTATCATCAGTTACTTTACCAAGTGGCACAGGATTAAATGCAAGTGATTTTGAAGATAAACTATTTCAAGTATTAACAATTCCAACTCCTACAACATTTACAATTAATTCTTTAAACCAAGCATCTGCAGTTATATCAACAGGTGGTAGTATGACTGTTAAAGTTTATCAACCAGTTGGACCTGCAGCACAATCTTATGGTTATGGTTTTGGTATTGGAAATTATGGTGGTACAATTACTGGTGCTTTGACAACAACTCTTAACGGATCGTTGCTCGCGGATACAGCTGGTACAGGTGGATCGGGGACAGCAATAACTTTAACATCAACAACTGGTCTTCCAACAACAGGCACAATAGCTGTTGCTAATGAATTAATCACATACACAGGTATTGCAGGATCTGATATTACAGGTATTACTAGAGGAGCGTTAGGTACAGCAACATTTGGTACATCGAACGGACAGGCCCACAGCAGTGGTGCAACAGTTACAAATGCTACAAGCTTTTCTGGATTTGGTAGTGCAGTTGAAGCGTCATCAGTAACATTAGAACCAGGCCTTTGGTCATTAAGTAATTTTGGTGAAGTACTAGTTGCAACCATTGCAAATGGTAAAACTTTTACTTGGAACGCTGGTATTACGGCAAGACTTACAACAAGAGCTTCTATGGTGACTTCAGGATTTGAAACAAGAATAGATGCTGCAACAGATACCGGTAACCCTACAGCTACTCGAGTTACATTGATATCACCAACAACAAGACACTTAATTCATCTTGGAACAGAAACAACTATAGGAAGTCCTGATACACAGGATGATATGTTTATAAGATTTTCTGAAGACGAAAATATAAATAAATATACACCACAAGCAACTAACACCGCAGGCACACAAAGATTACAAGATGGTACAAAAATTATGGGTGGTTTGGTTGCAAAAGAAAATATTCTAATTTGGACTGACAATGCATTGTACACCATGAAATTTGTTGGAGCTCCTTTTACATTTGGTTTTGAACAGGTTGGTACAAACTGTGGATTGATTGGTAAAAATGCAGCGATAGAAATTGATGGTGTTGCATACTGGATGGGTAACAATGGTTTCTTTTCTTTTGATGGTACAGTTAATACTTTGCCATGTAGTGTTGAAGATTTTGTTTATGATGATTGTAATACTACAAAAGGCCAACAAATAAATGCTGGTATTAATAATCTATTTACAGAAGTAATCTGGTGGTATCCAACTCAAAACGCAGATTTTAATGATAGGTATGTTGTTTATAATTATGGTCAAGATAATGCAAGATTACCTATGGGTAATTGGTATACAGGTACAAATACAAATTCAATTAGAACAAGTTGGATTGACTCATTAGTATATCCTAAACCATATGCTACAGCTTACAATAGTTCTAACACAGGAACATTCCCATCAATTATTGGTGAAACAGGTTTGGGACAAACAGTATTTTTTGAACATGAGATAGGAACAGATCAGGTTAATCCTGATGGTAGTGTTACCGCTTTAACATCTTTTATTAAATCATTTAGTTTTTCTTTACAAAAAGATCAGAGTGAAATATTTTTAGCTATGAGAAGATTTTTACCAAACTTTAAAGTATTAACAGGTAACAATCAAATTACATTAGCTATTAAAGATTTTCCTGCTGATGATGATACTCAAACATCATTAAGTCCCTTTACAATTACATCTAGCACAACTAAAGTTGATACACGTGCGAGAGGACGATATGCAAATATAAAAATAGAAAATACTGGTGTAGGTGAATCATGGCGGTTTGGTACATTTCAAGTAGACTTACAACCTGATGGAAGGAGAGGATAATGACAAAAGTAGTAGTAAGGTTACCAGAACCTAAAAAAGAATATAGTGAAGATAACCAAAGACAAATAAACAGAGCTTTGACTACAATCATAGAACAATTAAACTCAACATATTTAACACAACAAAAAGAGGACCAAGAAAGATTTACTTGGTTAGGATTAGGCTAATGGCAAACATATATAAAAACGAAAAGAAAAGTTTAACAAATACAGATCTAACAACTTTATATACAGTGCCAGGTAACTCTCGTGCTATTGTTAAATCTATTTTAGCAGCTGAAGATGCAGCAGGTTCCGCTGTAATTAAAGTTACTTTAGTTGATGCTAGCTCTAATATTTTTGTAGTAGATAACCAAGTTAGTTTATCTGCTAATGAAAAAGAACAAGTTTTAAGCGAACCTTTAATTATGATGGAAAGTGAGATATTAAAAGTGCAAGCAAGTAGTGGTAATGCAGATGTGATTGCATCAGTATTAGAAATTAATAGGGAGGATAGATAATGCCGTTTATAGAAACAGAAGCCTCTGTTAGGTATGAAACAATTAATGGTAAAAGAGTACCAGTAATTACGCCTAAAACAGAGGTAACTCTAACAAATACAGTAACAGGTCAAGAGTACATGTCAGATGCTGAAGCTCTGGCTGATGTGCAAAATCCTAATACAGAGACTAAATCTGAGCATATTAGGAGAGATGTTAACGTTACTGTAGAAGAAATAAAGATAGGCGCTGACTTTAATATCAGCGATTGATTATTAGGATAAAAACAAGTAAATTAGAACATCATGGGAATAGGAAGTAGTTTTAAAAAAGCAGTTAAGAAGATAACTAAACCAGTAGCAAAGGTATTAGATAAGGTTGTACCTAATGAGATAAAACCTTTCTTACCTTATATTGCAGCCGTTGCTCCAGTATTAGGGCCAATGGGGACCTTTGGTCAAGGTATTGCAAGTCTTGGTAAATATAAAGCAGCAGGTTTGTATGGTTTAGGAGCTTTAGGTGCAGAATTAGCGCAAGAAGGATCAGAGGGAGACTTTGATCTTTTACCTGTGTTGTCAGCCGCAGCGTCTGGTTTTTTAGCAGCTCCAGGCACAACAGGAGTAACAACTGCACAAGGTTTAGCTGATCAAGGCATTAGTAGATCTTTAACTCCTAAACTTTTTAGATCAGAAATGGCAAACAGATCTTTTTTAACTAAAGCAAAAGATTTAGGGATAACAGGAATTCAAGGAATAGAAAAAATGCTACAAGCACCAAAGACTGCTGGAGGTTTTAAAGCAACAACAAAAGCATTAGCTAAAGCTGCATCTCCAACGCTAACAACTAGAATTACACAAGATGCTGTAAATACAGCTCAACAAGCTTTAGAAGACTATAATGCTGAATTAGCAGAACTTGAAAGAATAAGTGGAGAGGCACAAATAGCTGATGATAATGCTAGAAGATCAGCAGTTATTGCAG